CAATTGTGTTATCAACCTGATCTTCGGGCAGCATAACCCTCATTGCCTGGTATGGACCTGAATTAGATCGCTCCAGCCCTCCTGCTTGTGCAGGAAATGAGCCTTTTTTGTCAGTTAATTTTCTTCGGACTGAGGTGTAATAACCTGCCCTAAAAGCCTTAATCTCGTCAGCATCTAAATCATCTAATATGTTTGCAAGATCGTCACCGCTTAATGAATGTGATTTTTTTCCCAACTGAAACGCAGAGTCAAATGCCTCACGCGCAGAGTAATTTGCTCGATTTGTTTTGAGCCGAGGGCTTGCCTTGTCAATCGCAGTTCTTAAAATCTGCTCTGCCTCTCCAAGCTCCTCAGCAATGGTTGTACTAGGTTTAGAGCCTACATATTTATTATCCTCCATTTCTTTCAGAAGGCGCCTAACATACTCAGCGTCCTTGAGTGTTGGTTCCCGAATAAAATCAAAGTACGGCTCCCCAGAGTCTGGGTCCATTTTTTGACCAAACAGCGGTTGCGCGCTGGGGTTTTTTGTTTTCTCAGCTTCGTGAAGCTCATCTAAGTTTCGCCGCAACCTTGAGTTAGCAGATAACTTTTCAAACAGTTTTTGCCTGGCGGCTTCTGTTATTCCTCCTCCCCCACGGTAGGTATCTTGATACTCTTCACCCTGATAGGCTTTTAATTCTCTATTTGCCTTCTTTTGAGCCAAAGTAACATTTTCATCGGCAATGCCTGGAGCTAACCCCCCTTTTACTTCCCTATTGGCAGCTTTCATTGTTTGGTCTACGCGAGCGCTTGCGGCTTTTTTAATATCCCCAGCAGCCTCTCCACCTTCAGATGCAATGCCACGCAAACTAGCAGGCAAAGCGTCATCTTCAGCCATCACACCGCCATTACGGACATCGTCCACCGTCTCATCAATGGTCTTACCTGTGCGCTTTCGTAGCTTATTTAGGTACTCGGTAACCTTACCTGCGTATTCATTACCAAACTTATTTCGTAAGGCCGTTTGCACAGCGTTATAGCCTACTGCCCCGCCTTTGACCACTTGACGCAACGCTTCTGATGCAGCAACGGCTGAGATAGCGCCTACACTAGCATCTGTGGCCTGACCGCCAAGCGACTCACTTTCGGAATATCCATAACCTGCTGCTGCGCCAACAGGTGCGGCGCGCATTACTCGATTTCCTAGTGCGGCCAGTCTTGTTGCGTTACCTGCGGCTGCTGGCGCTCCCACTCCTGTGAGCATAGCCGCTATCGTAGGCACTAACCCACCAATAATCTCTGAGGTAATCGCAACGCCAGGGTTATCAGCTTGGAACTGCTTTACCTTTGACCGTGCGATACCGCGAGCTTGTTGATAGGTCTTTGGGTCATCACTAAACTGAGAAAGGCCGCTATTAATTGCCCCCTCAATCTCATCGCCAAGCCCCAAGCCAAAGCCCTGACCTGCGAAGGTTCGCACCAAATTTCCAGCATAGCTGCCCTGCGGCTCTTTAGGTGTACTTGCCGAATTCCCGCCAAGTTCTAAATTAATGGAGGCTAATATTTCTTTTTGTGTACTCATTTCTGCTCCTGATCCATAAAGGCTTTACGTTGAGCATAGTTCATGCGATCCCAAATATACTGAGGCGTAATAGGCATCTCTGGTGTGCTTTTATCTGCCGCCAATTTAATTAGCTCTTGGTTATTTGGCGGTAGGTTAGCAACCGCATATTCACGCTCTTCTTGCTCCATTACCTCAGAAGTCCACTGCGTAAAACCAATGCCAGAGTTAAGCCTGTTTGTTTTCTTGAGAAGTTCACGCCTAAATTTATCCTGCGCTTTTATCTTATCGTCAATGTATTTGATTGTTTCAGCAGATTTTAGCCCCTGCGGAAATCCAGTAGACAGGGCTAGTTTTAGCTCCGTAGCACTTAGCGCGCCAAACGTAGCAGAGTTAATAATGTCAATGCCCATCTCATTAGCTACATTGCGAAGTAACTGAGTATTTGAGTTAAACGTAGGCATATGTTGCTTTATCCAGCCAGTTTCTGCGCCAGCCTCAATTAGCTGTTTTGCTTGACGCAACGAGACAATTTGATTGTTAAGGGCATCGTACCTATTAAAGTATTCTTTTGCCTTACTACGGGCCTGCACTATATCTGACTCACGCAGTGTCGCATCTGTTGTCATCTGCGCTGTCTCTGCATCAGTCGTGCCTTTGCCACCAAGCTTAATGAGGGTATAACCGCCAACAACATTAGGGTCAAGATGGTAGGTAAATTGATCGCCAGCGCTGATGCCATGCTCTGGCATATCCTCTTGGGCAGTCTGGATAGAGCCGATGTTTTTGCTCATATGTTGCGGCTTAAACTGATTGGTCAAGAACGCGCTTAAAATATCTTTGGTCATACTTGGGTTTGCTTTAATGGCTGCCAGTGCTGCCTGCGCCATCGGGTTATCTTTTTGCTGTGATAGATATGCCATTGTTGCGTTAGCATCTAGGCCGTCAAGCCGTCTGGTTTCGCCCATCTTAATGGTGTCAGCAGCAGACGCCGCTATCCCAGCATCAGGGTTTAAACGCATAGAGTTAAAGCCCATCTGTAACTTAGCCATCCTGACCGGGTCGGCTCTAAGGTTCTGAAAGCCTGTACCGATACGCGACAGCAAGCCTGGCTCTATGTCGTTGTATGATTCTTGGCTCATTGGCATACGATTGGCAACCGAAGTCGGGTCTTCTCGTACCATTGCACCTTGAGCTACTGGTATTGCAATCGCTGACATATTTGCTTTATTTGCCTGCTGCTGCTTTAAAAGTTCTAATTCTGCTGGTGTCATATTATCGTCCTAATGCTTTTGCGATCATTGCTCTAAGAGCCGACGAGCCACTTTTATCGTCCTCTTCTTTTTTTCCAAATTGATGCACCAAACCCTGACCGTAAGCCGCCATCGGAATACTGCTGGCTTGCAATAATCCACCGCCGCGCTGTACTGGGTCTATGACTGGCGAAACAAAACCTGATCCGCTATAACCTTCCGCACCTGCACCCATGCGCGCAAGATACGGCTGCATTTGCTCAAAGAAAGTCGGAGGCACAGCAGGTTCGGGTAAGTTAAGTCCTATACTTGCAGCGGTAGGTGCTTGCACTGCACTTGCTATCGGGGCAGCTTGTTCAGCGTTATTTATTAGCAGCTTTTCTATTGCTAATTTTTTTAACTTTTCTTCTGCGTCTTCGTTTGGATCGTACATATCAATTTCCTTTCATCATTCCCGCGCCAAGCGTCAAGTAATCAAATAACCCTGGCGTCTTGCTTGTGTTAGTTGTTTGTGGAACTGGCGAGGCACCTAGCGCCTGCGACAACAGCCCAATACTGTCATATGGCGAGCTTTGATATTGGCTGTACTGATTCCGCGCTGCATCAATTAATAGCTGATTAATGCCCTGTTTCATTGCGCCGTCTTGTGCCAAATTATTTGTTAATTGCTGACCCATACCAAAACCAATGTTGCTTAGATCACCAAGCTGCCTACCTGCTGCCAGCCTTTGCTGTGATCCTGCCAACCCTGCTGCCTGATTAGCCAGTTGTGCGTTTTGATTTTGCGTTGCGTTAAACTGATTAGCTTGATTGAAGGATGATTGGTTAGCTAGACCCGCAGTGTTCTGCGCCTGCGCCCCAAACTGTCGTGCTTGATTAAGTGAGGCTTGATTAGCAAGAGCCGAGTTATTTGCTGCTTGTGCGCCAAACTGATTCGCCTGATTAAATGCCGCTTGGTTAGCTAAGTTGGCGGTGTTGCCAGCTTGAGCGCCAAACTGATTAGCCGCTTGCTGCTGTGCAGAGTATTGCTGTGCAGCTTGATTAAATGCTGACGCGCCAAACTCATTGGCACGATTTGCTGCAGCGGCATTTGTCAGTCCCGCTGTGTTAGCGGCTGACGCGCCAAATTGACTTGCTTGATTATTAGCACCTTGATTAGCAAGATTAGCCTGCAGGGTACTTTGCAGATCGGTAAGACCCATTTGCTGTGCATTGTTAAATCCAGCTTGGCGCAGCGCAGAGGTTGTTTTAGCGGCTTGATCGTAATAATTCCTGTTGTTCTCGGACTCGCGTAAAGCATGTCGAGAGCCACCAAAAGCGCCTGCCGCTGTGGCATTGGCGCCACTACTTTGCTGTTGCATTTGACGCGCTCGGTCCATATCGCCCAGCGTGTTATCAATCACCTGGCTATCATACTGATTCATATACCGCGACAGATCAGAATCGCCAATTTGACCAGCTTGCACGTTGTTCGCGCCATAGCCCGTTGATCCAGCGTTTGTCGCACCGTACCCAGTTGATCCTAAATTCGCAGCATTAAAACCTTGCCCAGACGCTTGTGCAGCATCATAGCCTTGGCCTGTTGAGCCTGCAGCTTGATAACCATTGCCTGACACTTGTGAGGCTCCATAGCCTGACGGCGAGATGTTACTTGGCTGATAATTCATTTCACTGCCAGCACCCGAAATGGATTGGTTTATGCCATCCGCTGCAGTTTGATTGATGTTTGGCTGTCTTGGGGCGGCAGGAATACTTGGTGGGGGCGGTGGAGTTGGAGTTGGAGTTGGATCAAACCCCGGATTCGCATAAGGAGGTATCGCACCTGGTTCGCTAGGCTGTATATCAATACCTGAAACTGGAGGCACATACCCGCCTCCCTTACCACCTGATGCTGGCGTGGCGGCAGGAGGTACATTACCGCTACCTGCTGGACCGCCAAAACTTTGGGCATTTTTAGGAATATTTGCATTGTAATTACCCTGCATGTCAACGCCACCCATTTCCTGACCAGGACTCTGGGTCCATTTAGGAATGCCTTGGTGTTGGTAAAACTGGGTCGGGTTATTGAATTCCTCTATTTCAGCAGCCGTTGGCTGTCGCATAGGCGCAGTAGGAGTATTTGCGGCTACTTCGTTAGCTTTTTGAAAATACTGGGTTATACCGCCAGCACCATTTAGCGGATCGCCTAGTGCAGCAGGCTGTGGTGTAGCAATTCCACGAGCCGCATCAGGCTGCATAGGTTGAGCGACAGCACCCGGTTGGGCAGGCATAGCCTGAAACGGATTAGGCAACATCCCGCCGAATGGGGTACTCATCTGCGGCGAAAACGCAGGGGCAGCAGGTAACGCGGGAGCAACAGGTGCTGCTGGCGCATTGGGAAGCATACCCGGTTTGGTCATTCCGACAATGTTGGGATTACCTGCACCAGCCATTAGAACATCCCCCCATTAAAATACGGATAAGGATTTACTGGGGCATCAGGTTTTACAACGGTTGGGTCAACGAACAAATCATCATACGCCTGGGCTTGCCCTGGTCTTGATTTATTCATATCTGCCACTGCCATTTCAAACATGGGGAAAGACGAGTGCGTTGCCATGCCGTTGTAATCCGTAGCCTCTGGCATACCGTCCATCGCGTTCATGCCGGGATCAACCAACCCAAAGGCAGATGCTGCATCAATATTGGATTGCATAGCCTGCTGTTGAGGTTGAGTAAAACCAGCAACGTCTGGACCCATATAGGGCATATAGCCAACCTTCTGCAATTCTTCGGCTCTTGCCATATTCCGTATTGAGGGCTGCTGAATCCAACTTGGAATCTCAACCGAAGATGATTGCTTACCGCCTTTTCCGCCACCTGACATATCAAATATCCTTTGTAAGTGTGGTGAACGCTTCGGTCCACCCTTTGGTTTTTAAAACTCTTGCCCAGCCCTTACGGCCAGCGATAGTCATTGCTGTACAACCCTGGGCTTTGGCAAACGCCATCGCAGAGTCATCCATATCGACAATTTGGTTTTTCTCTCCCCCAGCTAGAAAGATATGGAACACTTTCTTGCGGGGAAAAATGATAATTTCTGTTACAGCACAGCCGTTTTCTGCAGGCCAAAACTGCATGTGCGCGGTAGAAATACCCTGCACAATATCTTCGTAAATGTGCGTACCACCAGAATACTCAAGCGCGGATTCGATCCACGGTCTACACCGATTAAGCTCATCACTTAACGACATTTATTGCTCTATTCGAGTAATCGAAACCTGCACCGCAGGAATGGCGGGTATGGGTGATGATGCGGCTGCATTAGGCAGCGTTAAGCCTGTGTTAGAGACTGAGTAGAGAACCTTTAGATAATTGCCAGCGGCTACTGTTACAAGCGCCGTATGGCTAATTATATCGGCCCCAGCAACGGCCTTTCTAACAGCAAATCCATCGGTCCCGTTGACGTTAATCCACAGATACCCGGTATAACTAGAGCTTGCGGTTGCCTGCGCGGTTACCGTGACTTGCAGCAGTCCAGCTTCGGTGCAGTCAATTTTGGTGGCGTCTGATCCATTAATCGCCAAGCCATTAACCTGCGTTGCGCTGTTAAACGTAATTGGTGTGGCGGTGTTCGCATTTGACGCCGTCTGAGTAGCCGTTGCATAGAATTGGCCGCAGCCTCCTTCCATTAAGATTTGCTTGTAAGCGTTACCTTTAGCGATCACTGGGTATCCAGTGTTATCCCACAGCATGACGCCCTGTGATGCCGCAGAGTCGCCTGACAAACGATAAACTAACTGTGATTTGGTGGACGATAGGCTATCAATAAGGCGCTTGCCCCATAACTTCCAGTCTGGGCCAATCGGTTGTGGTAACTGATAGCTCAACGTCTGCCTCCCTCAATGACATTTAACCGCATCTTGCCTGCGCGCCAGTCTTTGAGGTCAGTGCCGTTTATCCGCATCCTTACCTGGCGACCTTGAAACCTTGCCCCGGTTGGATTGCCTAGCGTAAAGGGGCCGTGACTAGACTCTTCGCCGTTAGGATAAAAGCGCGTCTTAAACGTCAGGCTTACCTCACCTTGAGAACCTTCGTCGGGGATGATTTCGTTGACCTTAATGATGGTCTGACCACTGCCCATCGCAATAGGCCCGGACTCTAAAAATGGCGCAGAGTCATGCGCTAAACCAAACTCATGGTTGTACAAGTTCCCAGAAGCATCAAACCAAAGCGGCGATCTGAAAGCACCTAAGTCAACGCCGGATGTACGCGATAGCGTACCTATATTCCAATGACCCTCCTTATAGTCATAGACTACGTAACGATCATTCTCCATCGAGTCGCCAGATGGGTAAAACCACCAGACTTCACCAAATTGCGAATTGTGAATCGCGCAGACCTTTGAGCGTTGCGCTGCGTTTAGTGAGGTAAACACATAGTCTAAAACCTCACATGGCATTTCTTGTACGGAGCTTCCGTTGTACTGAAAGAACCCTCCCGTACCCATCCAAAATGCGCCCTCATCAACAGCAATCGCTGCCTGGCGAGAGATAATCCCGCACGATGTGCCAACTCTACTGAATGAGTAAACAAAGGGTGGTCCTGCGTAAGTAGCTGAGTGAGCATCTAAATTGGTTAGTATGAGCGCAGAACCCTTTACCCGGATGCCGCACATAATTTCGCCAGTTGTTTGCAGTTCAATGTCACCCGCTTGATTAGTTGTCGCTGCAGCCCATAGGTTGTTGTTCTCTCGATCCGACCAGGCAACCTTTTGTGGGTTACCCCCTGACGCGAGAGCAAACACAAAACGCTCGTCAGTCACCATGATTGCTTTATTGCCCGTAGGCGCATTACTTAAAACAGCAGCCACTGTTGATCCGTTAAGCTGCCATTGATATATCTTCCCATCCGCTGACGAGCAAGCGACCAAATACTGACCAAAGTTATCGAGCGACCACGTTGTTACGTTCGCAGGTAACGCGCCATCCCTTGACGTTCCATAAGCTGTATTGCCGTAGGTCTGTCCACCGAAGCCATAGTTTATATTGCCGTTAACAGCACCCGCTGTGAAACTGGTCGGCGTAATGTCACTAACTGTTGAGCCTTGATTGATCGCGTACAGTTTGTTGTGCGTTCCAACGGCAATGTGGGCATCGTCAGAGTGATCTGTCCAAGCGACTGCTCCCCTGGGAACTGAGGCCGTTGCACTCGCCTTGCGTGTTGTCCATCCACCAATGGGGCGAACAGAGCCATTTTGCCATCTGATAAAGTTGCCATCAATCCAACGGCCAGACGAGTCTAAATCCGTCCCGTGGTTGTAAATACCCGCCGGGAGTTCAAGGGCGATAAGCGCCATAATGTTTTCCTTGAGCCGCCGGGTTAACCAGCAGGTTATGAACTAGGTGTGAATTTGTACCCGTTTGGGGTCAACGTAAGCTGGCTTGCACCATGCTCTTACAGGATTTCCATACCGAATGTTTGAAGACTGCCAGGTTAACTGTTGCGCGAAATATCGGCAGCGCGTGAGGTCTTTCCAATAACTTTGCGTTTTATCAATCTCACCATTTACAGACACGACAAGAACAAATACGAGCAACATTACTTTTTGGCTTTTAGCTTGGCTTTACTAGACAAATCTTTTAAATGAAATAACTTTACGCTTGTTTTCGTGTGCGACTTGTTACTGTGCAGTGTGCCATCAGACATTTTGTGGCTAGTGCCTTTATGCTCAGTGCCATCTTTTTTGTAGTGCTTAACGCCTTTCATTTACCTCGACCTTTTCTTGTTAGCTGTCGCTCTAGCGTTGCGTTTAGGCAAAGCAGGTTTCGCCTTTGTTCGCGTTTTTGTAGCCGCAGTTTTCCCGTATGATATTCTAGCCATGACCTATCCTCACGATGCGGTGTAGCCGTTGCCTGCTGTAATAGCTGCGTTAGTTGCAGTCATTGACTCACTGCCCCAATCTTCTTTAGCTACCATCAACTCAAGGTGCTGAGTGTTACGATCAACATAGCCTTGGCGGTCTGCTGCTATTTCATCAGCCATACAGTTGCCTGCGATAACGTCTGTGATTAAATCTACGCTGTCGCCCATTGCTGAGTAGTCTTGTGCTTTGTCTTCTGTTGTTCTTGCCATGACTATTATCCTTCTAGAGTTACGATTCGTGCGGTGAGTGCTTCAATTAAAGCGTTTTGTTCTTGCATAGCTTTTACTAGTATTGGTACAAACTTGCTGTACTGAAGACCCATCTGCTTGCCATCACCTGTGTGATTAGAAACTAAGTTAGTCTTATTGCTCTTGTTGTATCCTGCCGCTATTTCTAGTGCTTCTACTTCTTGAGCTTTAAAACCAATGTCCAACCAATCTTCTTTGTGAGTGCCGTCTGGAGTGTAATCATTGATGTCATAATCATCAGCATTCTTGTCGCCATACTTGCTACGCTTGTCCCACTTGTAGGTTACAGGTGCTAGAGCCTTAACAAAGTCTAAGCCAAGGTCTAAGGCTGTGAAGTCTGTCTTGTCACGCGCATCTGAAGCCACTGTCCAATCTACTTGGATATGAGCGTCACCAATGCTTTCATCGCCTAAAACAATTGCGTTACTGCCTGTAGTAATTGCACCTCCGGGACTGCCTGCGCGTCCTGCATCCTCACCCAGAAACATGTTGTTGCCGCCACTTGTCACTTCAAAACCTGCCGCATACCCCATGCAGGTGTTTCCTATTCCTGTACATTTTTCTAAAACTTGAGCACCTATTGAAGTGTTTTTATCCCCACAGTTTGCAGATAAAGAGCTATAGCCTAGAGAAGTATTGTAAGCACCATCATTAGTAGAGTCCCCTGAAAGAGCGCCTACAAATGTGTTGAATCTGCCCGTTGAGACTGCATTACCTGCAAAATAACCAACTCCTGTATTAAAAGTATCTGTAGACGAAGTAAAGTTTTGTGTAACTAAAGTACCTCTACCAAGAGCAGTTGATTTCTTACCTTGTGTATCTGAGCCTAAAGAACCAAATCCAAGCACTACATTATCTGTTCCAGTAAGTAAAGCATCACCTGCAAGACCACCAATGAGAGTGTTCTGAGTGCCTGTACTTACTAACTCACCTGCGCCATATCCTACGGCTACGTTGTATGCGTCAGTAGTCGAAGTAAAGTTTTGTACTTGTAAAGCGGCTCGCCCAATAGCCACGTTTCTGTCGCCTTTGGTATCAGCACTAAGAGCATGGGTGCCTACTGCAACATTGCTATTTCCGACTGTAAGCGCGTCACCTGCGAGACTACCGATAATGGTGTTTTCATCGCCCGTGGTAAGATCGCCTCCTGCTGAAGAACCCACTGCTGTGTTGTTAGAAGCTGTGGTGTTATCTTGTAAAGAATTATGCCCAACTGCTGTATTTGAAGCACCTGTGGTATTTAATCCTAAAGAAGAAGAACCCAATCCTGTGTTAAAACTTGCCGTTGTGTTAGCTGAGAGTGCAAACTCCCCAAGAGCAGTATTTCTTGCTCCTGTAGTATTAGCATCTAAAGTATTAACACCTATTGCAGTATTAAGAGCGCCTGTGGTGTTTGCTACTAAAGCAAAATGACCAACTGCTGTGTTGTTAGCAGCGGTTGTATTAGCATTTAAAGCTGCTCTACCAACACCTGTATTAGAAGCTCCTGTTGTGTTTGCTTGTAAAGCAGCAGAACCCAAAGCCGTATTGTTAGCAGCGGTGGTGTTTGCTACTAAAGCAGACTCACCCACTCCTACATTATCTACACCTGTTGTATTGGCTGCTAAAGAACTCTTACCAACCGCAACATTTCTTGTGCCTGTGGTGTTTGCTGTTAAAGAAACATAACCCAATGCCGTGTTGTTAGCAGCGGTGGTGTTGGCGTATAAAGCATTTCTGCCCACTGCTGTATTATTACTGCCTGTCGTGTTTGTTGTTAAAGCTTCTCTGCCGACTGCTACATTGCTTTCTGCCGTGGTATTAGCGCCTAAAGCAGCATAACCAACTGCTACGTTTTCAGAGCCTGTCGTGTTTGCGTCTAAACAATCTGCGCCTATAGCCGTATTGTTAGCTCCTCCAACATTGACAAGTAAAGATGAACGACCAACTGCGGTATTATTTGCGGCTGTATTGACAGGCAGTGAATTAAAACCAACCGCTGTATTAGAACCACCAGAGACATGTGCACTTAAAGCGTTCCCTCCAACTGCTGTGTTGGCCGCACCTGTGGTGTTAGCGTCTAAAGAAGCATAGCCTACCGCTACATTGTTATCACCCGTAGTAATCG